AAGACTTTTTATTACCATAATGATGATAGTAGTTATCACGTTTTGTGTGGATGAGGTGACCTACAATTAAAAAAGTAATTATTAATACAATCATACGTTTACGTACTTGGTAGTACCCTTTTCTTTAAGGTTTTGATTGTCTCTAAACCAGTTACCACAGGTTCTACATTGATATCGTTGATACTTACCAGCAGATGTCATGTTAAACCCACGTTTTTGTACACTCTTAGAAGAACAAGTAGGACAACATAATCCTGTACCTTCTAATAGATTGCGGTTAAGGTGATTTTTAATCCAAGGTTTAAAGCGTTCATATACTTTTTCTAGAAGGACAACGTCATTCTTATTGTATTCTTCCATGGTCTTCCAAGCTTTAGGGATGCCTGCCATACACTGTACCCATAACTCATGACCACTGTGTTCAGTCTTTTTACCAAGCCCTAGTTGCTGTGCAACATAGTCAAGCTTGTTAGATACAAATCTAAACCGTCCTTTAGCGACGGTAAGTAAATCAATTTCTTTAAATGGGGCAGGTGGAAACATGCCGTGTAATAAGAATTCTTTGTTGAGTGATGGTATGTCAAATCGTTTACCGTTGTAATGAATAACTGCATCAGCTTCATCTAATAACTTATGAATGCCTTCAAGCATTTTCTTTTCACCAGACTTCTTAACAGAATCAAACATCATCTTCTTGTCACCAAGCCATTTAGCAGCATAACACATAACGTATGAAGACTCTTGTAGTTGGTTAATGCCAATGTTCTGATCCCATATACCCCATACATGAGCTACGTTAGGTGCCATTTCAATATCTAATAAAAGTATTTTACTCATTTTCTGTCCTCAGAAGTTTCTACATGGATAATTCTTAAATCGTCAGCACTAATACCAGGAAGGCCAGCAATGAATCTTTCCATTGCATGGTCTTTAGCTACATTCTCATTAGGGCAATGAACCCTAATCTCTTGTTCATAACGAATCTTTACCCAGTAGTTTTGTTTACTCATTTATAGTTTTGTCTTTCATCAAGCATTGCATCAGCAATTTTATAAGCACTCTTAGATAACTTAATAGCTTCTGATTCTTTACCTGTATATAATGAATTTTCTAAGATACCATGCATAGCTTCTAATGCAAAGTAATCACGTAGGTTCATACCTGTATAAATGTTTTTATTATTATCTTGACACGGAAATGCGGGTGAATTACCTTTACTCAATTGAGTTGCCCTCCTTCATTTGTAAATAAGTCTAGCTCTTGTTGTGCTATATCAGTTGCAATATTTAAAACGCCACGTCTAACAAGTTCTTTAATTGCTATATCCATTAAGAATGAAGCTTCGTTTGCATCTACATGAAACTCAAAGTCTAAAGATCCATCAGAGTTTTGTACACAATTGCTTATAATCATTTAACCAATCCTTTCTATAATCTAACCAAAGGAAGTTGTTGTCTTCAGCCCATTTGGAATAGGTAGTTTTACTACGTTTGTTAATTTTATTATCAGGATTCATAAACAAAAAGATAATGATTATATCAGGATTAGTATCTCTAAACCATACCATCTTTTGTCTTGTATCTAGATCTAATTTACCTTTAGCTTCAAGGTATATCTTACGTTTACCAGTCTTAAAATCGGGTATATAAGTTCTTTCTTTTTCAGGTTGTATGTATTTAAACTTGTCAGGCTCATACTTAACTGAAGGAAAGTTACTCTTTAGAATCTTCCAGACTTGTTCTTCCAGCTTGCTCTTGAACGAGTGTATCAAATCTTTCCTTCCAGTCTTCATTGTCTTTACGTCTAATCCATAGGACTCGACCATTCATTAGAAACTCTTCATCGTTACTATAGGCTTCTCTAACTGCATTAAATAATTCTTGTTCAGTTACACAATCATTTAGAATCTTTTCAGCTTTCTTAGGTCCAATACCTTCAATACCTTTTATGTTATCAGAACGGTCTCCAGTTAAACATTGCATGTAGAAATGTCGCATACCAGAGTCTTGTGTTACAGTTATAAACTCGTCTTTAACAAAGTTGTAATGCTGACCAGGAATCATAAGTAGGTCTTTGTCAATAGAGCATATGATTGTATCCTCTGTTTGAGCAATACCTAAAGCGTCATCAGCTTCTTGTCCATCAATTACTTCTGCATTGAAGTTAGCTTTGAGAAACTCTCTACATTTTTCTAACCAGAATGGTTTCTCTTTAGGACGATGAGCTTTATACTCTGGGTATATTGAATACCTAAAGTTATTCTTTCCTGTCAGGAAGAGACGATACTCTGTGGCTTCAGTGTTAACTAGGATTTGATCTACAAGATCTTCTGCTCTAGCATATACAAAGTCTTCGGCATCGTCTTCCTGAAGCGTACAGGCAACCCTATACGCTACTATGTCCGCATCAATAAGAGCTTTCATTATAGTGGAATGTCATCCTCTAGTTCATTAATGGCATCAATGCCAGTTGATTTACTAAACACATAGTTCTCAAATTGTTTAGCTACATTGATTACTTCTTCTACAGATTTACCTTGACCAAGTAATTCTACTGCAGTTCCTAGAGAAGATTGTCTAATGATATACACTTGACGTGCTGCTCTTTCTTCTTTAGTTTCATAGTTAGATCCAGTTACACGACCACCAGTTGCTGCAGGTGTTGCAGGTTTAGTTTCTGCCACTTCGTTGTCTCCTCCAATACCAGTCCATTGCCAATAACCAGCTGCATCTTTCTCAGTACGTACATTAATTTGATCACCTTTAGTTAAAGCTTTAATGTGATTAAATACACTAGGATTACTAAAAGACATTAGCTTTTTATTAGCTACTTGACCTTGGTCATTTTTATATGTAACTTCAATTGATTGGTATGATCTACCATTCTTTGCTGCGTGAGTATTTGGTGCACCTACATCTACAATATTAATTAACATTCACTATCTCCATGTTACCCCAGTTAGGCCCTACTTGACACTCGACCCTCATGGGAAGGTTAAATTCTACTCCAAACAATTTCTTAAAGTTTGCTGGAATATCCGTGAAACACTTATCAACTAATTTCACTATACTAATATTATCGCATATTTTGTTATCAAAGTCAACAATAATTGAATCATGTACAGTGTTTACTAGTTTGATTCCTTCCATATCTTTTATCCTATTGGCTAAAGATACTCTTGCTATTGCCATTAAGTCAGCACCAAGACCTTGAACAGGATAGTTTAAAATCTTAGTGCGTGGCCATTTGGCTTTGCCATACTTTACTTCTGGCTCATATTTATAAATCCGTCCTGTAGGCATAACTAGTTGTCTATCTCGCATTGCGGTACTAACTACATCTTTGTGCCATCTACCTAATCCTTCATACTTTTTGTAGAATTCATCAATGACATTTTGCCAGAACGTTTCTTGTTTACTTACATCTGTGAAATTAGGATCGTTAGCATAACTATAAGCAGAACCACCATAGATAAGCCGAAAGACAAACGTCTTAGCAATGAGGCGAGAAGGTAGCCCAAAACGAAGTTGATTATCTGTGTGTTGATCAGTTCCATCCCATATCTCCTTAAATGCTACTTGATCTTGAGATAAGTATGCTGCACAAACCCATTCCAAAGCTTTTGCATCAGCTTGTAATAGCATACCTACTCCCAAATAGTTGTTTAATTTCTCCGTCAAAGTTTTGCAAGTTAGGTTTACTAGAAGATAGTCTACCTGTTCTAGCTACACATTGATTGAGTTGTCCATGTAATACATTTTCTTTCCAGTTCATACTAGTTCTAAGTTCAACAAGTCCTACATAGTAGGCAGTTAATCGTTTCTCTAGTGTTGCTCTGGTTAAGATAAGTTCTATAACATCTTTAGCTTTCTTGGTACCTCTTAAACTTTTAAGAGTTGATTCATCTGTTGAGAAGAATCCTTCTTTCTCTAACTCAGATCCTCGTAAAGGTGTTATCATTCTTTCAAAAGGTATTAAGTGTTCAACCCATTTTTCTTTTGGTTGTCCCGCTCTTTCACCAGTTTTAAAAGTTCCGATAACTTCTCGTCGTTTAACTTTAACCGTACCACCATATAGTAAACAAGATACATGCTCGCCACTGGAAGGATTAAACTCAGGTAGATTATGATACTGATAAAGCTCTTCATTAAGATTACTAATGCGATCCTGAAGATCTTTAGCTCCATCATTACATCCTGTTTCATCATAAAGAATACCATTATATTCCATTTCCTGTAAGACTAATAAGTCTTGGTTATGTAAACTAATTAATCTTTGTGTTGATTTTGCGTGAGACGCAACTTCTTCACGTTGTTTATCATATACTTTTTGCGTTAACTGCAAATCACCAATCAGATATTCTTCAAGGATATCCTTTGGAATACTAGGTGTATCTATTTTATTTGCCCAATACTGTGTAGCAACAACATCAAGTTTGTTACCCAAAGCATAGTGCTCAGCGACACCGTTAAGACTTGGATAGGTATCTTGTTGTCCAGACAGTATAAAATGTACCAGCTGACAATCCCAGATACGCTTACCCACAAAGTTAATTCCATATCTCCGAAGCCAATGCAAATCAAACTTAATATTAAACCCAACCAATATCTCAGCTGCATCTATTTCCTTTTGTATTGCATTAAGTTTATCACGATATGGTGCATCACTATACTCAATATCATAGCATGTATGTCCATCAGCATTGAGTAACCCAACATAACAAAGTTTATTAGTCTCGTCAAATGGGTTACCTTTGTTACTGATTGTTGTTTCTACATCTAAGATTAAGCTCCGCATTCGCCTCCACATCCATTAAATTTGTGTATTGTATCTTCTATTGTATCATTAGGATCTCCTAATGTCAAGATATCTTCTATATCAAAAGCGTTAAGTGTAGGGTCAACTGCTAATACATCTTTAGGTGTTGCATTACAGATCTTCATATCGAGCTACCTCCGGTTTAATTAATACTTGTGTTGAGCCATGACGTAAGTCTGGCAGGGTATCTTTATCACCAATAAGTTTATTTTTACTGATGTTAAAGTATCTTGTACGACTAGTGTTATCTTGTTCTTTACCTATTCCCAAGATCCAGTCAGCTTCGCCTTGCTTCGCTGTTTTAGAACCGTCAACCATATCCATTGTAAGAAAGAGTTTACCTTCTGCTTCTCCACTTGCTTGGGATACAGCGATGACTGGTGCGTATTGTTTAGCAATTTCTCTAGCCCATTGATAGATTTGTTTGAGTTCAAGGTCATTACGATCTCCTTTAAATCCACGAATTTTATCTATCTGGTCAAAGATAATAAGCGATGGGTTATATTGTTTAAGTACAGATTCAATTCTGTGTTTACTACTTGAGTCTTCAAAGTCTAAAATCTTAATACGATTACCTGTTAAGGTTGTATACTTTTCTTTATTTGTTTTTTTGTCTGCAAACAAAGCGTCGGTTGTAAGGCCAAGCGTTGCTTGATAGACTCGTATTCCAACTTTAGAACCTTGTTCTTCATTATTAAACCACAGTATATCGCCATCAGTTTGAGTAACCATATGCGTGATTTCACTTGCAAGGAATGTAGTTTTACCCGTTTCTGGCCTTGCAAAGATAAACCCAAAGTCACCTTTCCTGAGTGATCCAAGGCTTTGATTAAGCCATCTAACACGCCACCGTAGACCTGGAGTGGCAACTTGTGTGTTGTATAACGTATCCAAATCCATGTCAACTGGAGTAATCTCATCAGCTTCTACCTCTTGGTGTTCAAAGTTATTAAATAATTCTAGCAGCTCTTCTGTAGTTTTCTTACCAGCTTCTACATCTAAAGCCATTAACGCTACTTGTCCAGCAAGAGAACGTCTTCTGTGTTCTTCTAACAGTCCAATGATTGCGTCATGGTTAGTGATATCTTGATTATAGATTTCATCTAACAGTGATTCAAGTTCTTTTCTTTCAGTATCTTTTAATAAATAATTACTATTATAAAAGATATTTAAATCATTATAATTAATATTATTATTTTCTATATATTTTTCATAATATAATAAAATAATATTAAATAATTTATATAAATCATTATAATTAATTTTAATATAATTAATGTTAACATACTTGTAATACTTTGTAAAGAGATTTTTATCTTCACAAAACAATTTAGCTATTTGTTTTTCAACCATTCATTGATTTCTCCTGTAGAATATTCTTTAGGATCGTTGGGTGTAATAACTACATCCGAATCAATACCCTTTTGTTTTAGATTCCTAGCCTGTTTAACTGCTTCAATTGCTTTATCCCTATCTAACCATATCTTAACTGCTTTAAAGCGTTGTAAGATAGTTTCTGTTAGTTCTGGTGATATGATTGAACCTAGCAGTGGTGTAGCACAGACATTTTTATTTGCTTTAATAATTTTAATTGCAGATAAAACATCTTCTACACATACTAGTATATCACCAGTCCCATAGAATAGCAAGGGCTTTTTACCTTTGGATATATACTTTGCACCGTACTTACTAAAGTTTCTTGCTTGATAATAACTAGGGGTATTGACAAGCACTAGTAATTCATGGTATGCATTCCAACCAATTTTATATTCATCAACATCTTGTTGTGTTATACCATACTGTAGTAGCCATTGTGTAGGTACTATAGGTATATCATTAGTAGTAGATATATCTAGCTCATCAGATAGCATCACTTGCTCGTTCTGCAATCTGCTTCGCACAGAATTAAGATCATTCTTTTGCTTTCTATAACCACAACCAAAGCAATAGAATCCATCAGAATATTCTGCTAGATTATCTTTACTACCACATTTAGGACAATTAGTATGTTGAATAAATGCCATAGGTTATACAGAGTTAGCCTCAGGAAATAGTTTATTTAATAAAGCTTCAAGTTTGCTACCACCACCAGAATAATACCATTTAAAAGATCCTTTTTTACGCCATCTACCACCAGCAGTAATGTAATACTTGTTAGCAATAAGCCAAGTATTAGCATTAGTTTCTGTAAAAGATAACCCTTTAGATAATATTAATTGCTCAACAGTTAATGTTGGATTACGTTTATATGCCATGATATCTCCTTAATGTCCATTAAAAGCATCAGTTAGTTTTTTAGAATCTATTTTAATTACTTCACCAGTAGACTTGTCAAGTTCATATTCATAATGAAGTCCATCATTACCATTCTGTCCTACAGTATCAATACGAGATTTCTTTTTACCAAATATTTTATCCCAGTTTTCTTCACCTTCTTTACTGAGAACTTTGTTAATAAGTCTATCACCAGTTATATCATTCTTTCCAGCCATCAAATAGATCTCCCTGTAAGTCATCAATTTCTACAGTATCTTCGACATCTTCTTCATTACGAAGATCTTCTCGTTCTAATGATTCAATGTCTTGTTCTACATTATGAAAGCAATGATTACATAAGTCTACGAACTCACCCGTAGTGGCTGATTTTCTAGTAGACTCGAAATCATTTAAAGCTTTATTACAAGCTAAACACCGCATTTTTATACTCCTTGAAATTTAAAAGCGGAATCTGAATTATTATGTTTACGATATAACTGTTTAATTTTATTACAAATAGCAGCATGAGCATTATTTATATTTTTTAGATAAGATCTAAGAGACTCTTCTGTAAATATTAAATACTCATCAGTTATTACAGGTATAGTTCTATCTTCTGAATGATGTTTAACTTCAATCATACTAATATTTTCATAGACAACTTCATAGTAAGTAAGATTTCTAATGAAAGTATCTACATTTGTAACATGACTAAAGTCTTCTTCAAGACCAAAGAACGTAACTTTTTCACCAACTAAAGACATAATTATAGACTCCTATAGTAATTGTATATTGCTTTTGAATATTTGTCAAGCGTTGTACCTTCTAATCCTGGTGCAGTATTTACTTCGAACACAAAGAATTTATTATCAATTAATCGGTGTCCGATGTCAACGGCACCGAAGTCAAGGCCTAATAATTTGACGGCAGAGACAGATGATGATAGTAGTTCTTCGGACGGTATTATATCAGCTCTGGCATACACCCAACCATTTGCATGGTTACGAATGCCTGTGCCTCCTTGGGCACCATTACGCTTACGCTTCATTTGAACATCTATTACTTTATCTTTGAACACATGAACACGATACTCATGTTTATGTTTAGTAGCTACAGTATACAATGGTGCTTGAACAACTTCACTAGGACTGTTAGCAATAACTATACCACTGCCACTATGTCCCATAAGTTTTGTTCTACAGTATACAGTTTTACCAGACTCACACCAATCTTCTGCATCTATTAATTCTGTAGTAAATTGAGGTAAACATTTAAATCCTGCATGATTTAATTGTGTAAAGGTTCTAAGTTTATTAGAAGCTAATGCAATAAATTGAGGTTTGTTTAAGTCTTGTTCCATCCACCTAAAGTGTGGTGGTGTAGAGTTACCCCAATTAACAATGACGTCACTACGACGAGCATTGTATGAGGGACTAACCCGTAACACACCAAGTGTACGGGCTAATCGTTTAGCAGATAGACTACCTATCTTATAAGGAAAGATTTTAAGAGCCATTATACTTTACCTTTCAATAGATATGGTGATGGTATTTTGTGGTATGGCATACCTACAACATCATCAACATCAAGATGAGTATCTTCATCAAAGTCATCTACAAAGTTTAGAGAATGATAAGGGATATTATAGATGAATTCTGGATCACCTTTCTCATTCTCATACATGAGGTCAGCAGTGAAATCTTTATTGACTGCTACGATTTCAAATAGTTCACCTGCTTCATATACTTTGTTTGTTGAGTCATCTTTGACTTCTTCTAACAGCTCAACAAGATCACCAATTTGTACACCATACTTACGTTTGATAGGTGCTACTGTTTTAGTAACAGGATATTTATAATCATTAATCCAATCACTAGTTTTCCAAGATGTAACAGCTGGTGCTACATATGGTTTGTAACTGTTGTTAGAATACCATACACCATCATCCCATACACCCTTACCTTCATTCATAATCTTATGATTACCATGTCTGTCAAGGAATACAAGCTTACTATAACCAATACGACCTTCAATAAGGTCTATGATTGGATCTTGGAACAGAGCCAAGTTACCCCACTTGTTAACCAACGGTTGCAAGATTCCATGATTGAAGCCAATGGTATCACTATGATTAGTATCACCGAAACCATTGATAATGCCATTATGGACAAAACCAAGTGAGTTGTTAACTGCAAATGGATGGCAATTGGTTGTATCAATTTTACCGTGTGTTTTAATACGGAAGTGCAAGACTGCTTGTTTAGTTTCATGTTGTTTATATGCCTTATAGAATGAATCATAACTAAAGAAACCTTTTTGTATGTGAAGTTTTTTATCTTCTGCATACATGAAGCCAGCACCATCTGGATTGGCATCATAACATTCTTTGAGTGTTGATTGGGATAATACTTTACCTTCTGGTTTATAGATTGCGATACACATTACACAAACTCCTTTAAATGATAGCTAAGTTCTGGGAACATACGTTTTCTGTTAGATAACCAATTCATAAATGCTTCGTAATGAGTTTGCTTTTTAAGTGACTCATTAGATTGAGCAGGACTACAATAGTCTACCAATGCTTGAACAAATTGTAAGCGAGATGCAAACTCTTTGTAATTCATTGGTGTTGCAAACAATCTTATCTCAACAGTATTACTATTGTTAAGATTGAGAGCATTGTATCTGTCACCACCATTACGGTTTTTCCAAGGGAATGTAACAGTTCTACCACTATCCATTCTAGCATAACTATTATCTATTCGTCCAGCAATATGTGCAATAAATTGTTTATTATCTAAACGATTAAGAAACTCAGTCATCTTGCCAAGAGTCAAGTGGCTCAAGGGTTTACGACTTACATGCACATGCATACCTACATTCTTTTCTACTTTAAGGTCAGGTGGAATGTTGTCATAAAATTTCTTGAATATATTAAGATGAATATCTAATGTAGCTGGACATGTAACAATCTCAAATCCGTTACGGATAGAACCATCTGATTTCATAAGTGCATGACCATGCATAAGTTTACCAACATTAAGTTGTGCACGATTACGATTGGTTGTTTCGTATTCTAATTCACAACCAAGATATACAGTGTTAGGTCTAACCTTTGTTGCTTTGAATTTAAGCATACTTTCTACACGAGTAGAATAGTTATGAATCTTGAATGATGCATCAAGACAGTGATGACATACACCATCAATACAAAGTTCAGATACAGATTCATTACCACATGTTCTACATTCTACAATGTCAACTTCGTCACGATTGTATACATTACCATCATGATAAAATTGTATGGATGTTAACCATATGTCATTGCGTTCATTGAATGTATAACCATACTCAACTGGATTAGTTGATTTATGTATTTGTGTCCAACCTATAGTTCCTAACCTTACACGCTTTTGAGAACCATCAACATAATACTCATTTGTCAATGCATCTTTGTAATAAGACCAACTTGGTATGTCATGTATAGTAAATAGAGTTTCAATAGTTATAGGTAAGTCATCATCAGGTGGAACAATATTTTCTATTGCTTGTGATGCAATATCTATAGACTTGTCAAGCAGATGTTGCGTAATCCAAGAAGGTCGTAATGCATGAGAACGAAGTCGTCTACGCAATGCACCCCAAAAACCTTTCTTGATGCTACCATTTTTATTTTCAAGTTGTAAGCCATTAGCTTTGTAATATAAAGCATCAATGACTGTAGATGCAGTAACTCTATAGCTTTGACTAGTTATTAGTCCTGTTTCTTTACATGCATCACGATATAGATTATATACACCTAATGCTTTATGTCTATTACTTGGATCATTAGTATAGAATTGTAATACACGAACATCTTTATACCAAAGAGTTGACAAGGTATATATACGACGCACAGTTTCTCGCGTCTCATAATCCCAGTCACTTTCTTCTTTAGTCCAGAAAGTCTGTCTAATATCTGGATGTTGCCATCTAAATATATTAAAGACTTTATTGAACTCGTTATAACTAAACGGTTTCATAATTGACTCCTTAAGTTGATTACTGAAGACCTACGATTGTCAGAGTTGCTGGTAGCAACGATGCAATCTAGGGATGAAATTAACACATTAAATACTTTGGATTAAATACATTATAAATTAAAAAGCTTACACAAATAACTAAAGTTAAAAGCACAAGGCCCATAACTAATTTGTCGTATAAATTTAATTTACATTTGTATTTAGGAATACAATTTAAATCATCATCACAATTACACATTAAGTTTCTCCTTAATTTGAAGTTGAACATCTGAATCTAATTTACTTAATACAAAAGCACAACCATATTTACGAATACAATCTTGAAACTCAGCAATAACATGATAGAAGAAAGCTTCTTCTTGGTCAATGCGAGCATCTAACTCGTCATGCGAGTCGTAATCAAATTCCATTTGTGTCATAGTAATCTCCTTGAACTTTATTGTCTAACATAATGATTGCATTAACTAATTCTGTTTTAGATTTTAGTTTGCTATTAGCATGAGGCCATACTTTATAAGCTTTCCAAAATGATACTGCATACAATTCTTGCAGAGTTTGAGTGTTATAAATATTTAAGTCGTGAGACATTTGGTTCTCCAAAAGTTAAGATTGAAATTAAATAAACGAACACGCTACTTGATGATAGTAGTATGAACGGGTTCCTATTGAGAACTACTGATACCTACGAAGAGCCAGGCTTTTTATAATAATGCAATCACTACATGTGATTGCGACTTTATGTTTTTGCTTTTAATAATAAAAGTATGAGCGAAGCGAATACTTTATTAATCCGAGCGAAGCGAGGCGTTTTTTTTAGACGAAAAAAAGCCCTAATTTATTTAGGGCTTATTCTCTATAAACTATTAAGCTAGTTTATATTTAGCAAGAACTGAAGCAACTTCTGAAGCTGTCGCTGTTTCTGTTGCTGTTTTGCTTGGTGGTGTGTATGGTCGCCATTGGTCGCCTGTTGCTTGTTCGTATTTTTCTTTGACTGCGTGAAAAACTTGCTCAAGTGCGTCAAGATTATGTTCTATAATTGCTAGTCTTTCCAAAAGGCTTTCGGCTTTAACATTCCAGAATTCTGTGCCGTTGTTGGTTTTGTTGTGTTGGTTCAAATCGTCTGCCGTTTTACTTGCTAACTTGTTTTGGTTTTTAACTGCATAATCCAAACCATTTGCAAGAGCATTGAAACACAATGCTTGGCTTGTGTATTGAAATTGACCATTTTCTTTTGACCATTGGCTAAGATTGTCTGCTGGTAGGCTTTCAAAAAGTAAGCCAATACCTTCTGACATCTTTTCAATGTCCATATATGTGAAAGTGTGTGCAACTGCTGAAATTAACTCTGATTGATTGCTCATAATATATTTTCCTTAACTAGTGATTAAAAAATAAGCATTTCGGTTTCCCTTGTGCTTGTGAAGTATTATATCAAACTATTAAAAACTACAAAGAACTTTTACAAACTATTACATTTTGTTACAATTTGTTACAATTAGATTACACATTTTATTAAAGACAAACATTCAAATCAAGGTTGTCAGTCTTGTGATAGTAGTTAATCTATCGTTGTTTAGCATTACTAACAGATACAACTATTGGTTGATGACTGACGATTTGAATAGGTTTTATTAAAGCTTTTAGTGCTTTTCTCTTTTTGTATTGATTGAATACATAAGAACCATAAACAATTAATACAATTGATTGCAAGATGATATAAGTTAGATTAGACATACATTCTTTTCCTTTCTTTTATTTTACAATGACTGTATTGATGAAGTTGTAGTATTGCTTTGAAGATATAATAATTATTCATATTGTTCCTTTCCAAAAATTAATTACACAGAATTAATAATCATATTGATTAGTTATTATCATTGTTTTGCGTTCGGGATTGAAGCCCGAAGGGCCGAGACCTTGGGCTCGGTTTACGAAAGCCCGTAAAACGCCAAGAATTACTTGGTGAAGCATTACCATTAAGGATAAAAGATAATGCGTTTAAGATAGGTTTATGGAAGGAATAGAGGTATGATTAGGATGGTGTAAGTTATTGATTGATATGTGAGGAAGGATACACACTATAATTCTAGCAGGAAGGGATAGATTATAGATGTATGTTATGTGTATAATGATTAATTAAGTAGTTAATGTTACATTGTTTGTCTTGGACTTAGGTAGACCAGGGGTATAGGGGGTGATGGGCTATGCCTGTATACCCAGGGGGGAGCAAAGTTAAAGTATAGTATCTAGTATGTAGGCACTTTTCTAGATTTATTATAAAATTTACAATTAAGCCTACTCGGGATTATAGTTACGGACACTCCTAACGGAGGCTTTCATTGATTACGGTCCTCGTCTTAACTAAGTTCGGATTCTTAGACTTCGGACTTACGTCCTCAGTCGATTAAGGGTACCTCTCTATAATTAATAATTAATAATTAATTAATATTATTAAATTAATATTATTAAATTATAAATAAATAAATAATAAATAATAATTATTAATTAATAATTAATAGATTTTAACACAAGTATGTATTCCTGTCAAGAGAAATATGAAATATTTAACAATAAGACCTGATAAGGCTTGACATTTAGTAAAAGTTATGGTATACTATTACCAAGTGAGTGAGAATTTAACTATGATCAGAGACGAATTACCTGAAGATACTAATCCAGACAAGCTTTCTGGTTACAAACTAGATGACAAAGAGATCATCTTAAGTAAAAAGCGTGGTCCTGGATTTAAGTTTAACAATCCTAGCTACTTTAACCTTGAACAAAAGACAGATGCTTGTGCTCTGTACTGTGTTTATGGTGATGTAGATCAAGTTTCTGAGATGACAGGCATAGATCCTAAGTTCTTACGTCAATGGAAAGATGAACCTTGGTGGTCTGAAATTCAAAAGAAGGTGTTTGTAGAGCAAAATGAAAAACTGGCGTCTCGAATTAGCGGTGTTCTTGATCGTAGTCTCGACCATTTGGTGGATAGACTCGATAACGGAGACTATCTTTGGGATGTTAGGAAGTCAAAGCTTGTCCGCAAGCCTGTAGATACCAAAGTACTCTCAAACTTATTTAATAATTTGGTTACACGTAGACAGTTAATACGTGGTGAACCTACAAGTATTACAACTCAAGTAGCTGTTGATGATAGGCTTAAGCTTTTAGCACAACAGTTTGAGAAATTTGCTAATGCAAAAGAGGTTGAATCTGTAGCAGAGGTAAAAGATGTCAAAGAAGGATGATCTTACAGAATTTTTGGAGTGGTTCTTAAAGACTAATCCTATTTGTCCTCCTAAAGATAACCCAATACTACATCAAGCTGATACTACTGGGCTTGTTTTGTACAGAAAAGATAATTTTCAAGTAGAGTTGTTTATTTGTAAGCCTTTTGCTACAATAGTACAACATATTCATCCTAATGTGGACTCATATGAAGTCCAAATAGCTGGTGATATTAAGTTTTACTGTGATGGGATTCTGTATGATACAGGTGGTCCTGTTAGAGTTAGACCTGACTCATGGCATGGTGGGTCATTTGGTCCTAGAGGTGGTAGTTTCATGTCAGTTCAGAAATGGCTTAACGGTGTAGAGCCTAAGTTTGTAGGTGATGACTGGGAAGATCATATTGGAAGTCCGAATTATCATAAAAGTACTTTAACTCAAGGAGCTTTAAATGGCAACACCAATGAAAAAAGCTGCACCAATGAAAAAACCAATGAAGAAAATGCCAATGAAAAAGGGTAAATGCTAATCATGGCTTCCAAAGTTAACGCTGCTAAGAACTATACTAAACCTACTTTACGTAAGAAGATAGTTTCTCAAGTTAAAGCAGCAGCAACTCATGGTACTAAAGCAGGACAATGGAGTGCTCGTAAAGCACAACTTGTAGCTAAGAAATATAAAGCTGCTGGTGGTGGATATAAATGAGTTCTCTAGCTAAACCTCAACGCTCTCTTAAAGCTTGGGGTGATCAAAAGTGGAGAACTAAATCAGGTAAGAAGTCTAGTGTTACTGGTGAAAGATACTTACCTGAAAAAGCTATTAAAGCTTTATCTCCACAAGAATATGCAGCAACAACAAAAGCTAAACGCGAAGGTAAAGCTAAAGGCAAACAGTTTGTAGCTCAACCTAAAAGCATTAAAGCTAAAACTAAAATGTATAGAAAGGTTTCTTAAGATGGCAACTAAATCAAAGAACTGGATTGCAGATGCAATTAAAAAACCCGGAGCTCTTAAAAAGTCTATGGGTGTTAAAAAAGGTGAGAAGATTCCTGCAGGTAAATTGGCAGCTGCTGCTAAGAAACCTGGTAAAATGGGTCAACGTGCTCGTTTAGCTCAAACATTAAAAGGATTTAAATAATATGGCAACTGCTAAGAAAAAAGGCGTAAGTCTTGCTGTAGGTCGCGGTGAAAAGTTACCTGTCTCTAAAGGAGCAGGCTTAACAGCTAAAGGCCGTGCTAAGTATAATGCAGCTACTGGTTCTAATTTAAAAGCACCTCAACCTGGTGGTGGTCCTCGTAAGAGATCATTCTGTGCTCGTATGTCTGGTATGCCAGGTCCTATGAAAGATGAAAAAGGTCGTCCTACTAGAAAGGCTGCTTCACTTAAACGTTGGAAATGTAACTAGTGGATTGGGCTCATCCGCTTGACAGTTTGATTAGTATGGTAAGTGGTAGGACTAATACTCCAACACCACCTCCATCTACAACTCCTCCAATGGGAGTAGTTCAAGCAGGCGGTATGCCTCATCCAATGAGGTTTGATAAAAATAAAAATCCATTAGCAGACGAACCGTTACCTAATGAGAAGTCAGTAGATGTTTATCCTACTGCAAACTATTTAATGCCTACAAAGGAAAATCAAGGAAAGCCGCAAGCTCCTTTAAGACTTCCTGTAGACTATGTTAATTCTTTAGCTAAAGCACATGCTAAAAGTAAAAGTATAAATTTACTTGATGATTCAACTCATGAGCAAATGTTACCTTTAGCAATTAGAGAAGCTAGGTTTGATGACTATGGAAACAATGGAGTATATGTTGATTATAAGACTCCACCTCCAAAACATCTGAATAGTATAATTGAAAAGTCAAACGATCTAGCTCTTAAGTACAAAGAAATGTTAATGAAGTCTGACCAAGCTTTTAAAGCAGGTAAAAAAAACTTAGGTGCAGCTTATGAAGAACAAGCAGGTAAGTTACAAGAATCTATACAAGCAGAAGATGCAAAGCTATTAGCTGATCCTGCTTGGACTTCTAGATCTTCTTCTTATAAAGATATTACAGATAAAGCACTTAAACTAGGTTTAAAACAATCTACTAATCAAGAAGTGATTAGAGATAAAGTAACTGGTAAGCTTATAGGTAAAGCTGATGTTTATAGAACAGGCCCTCAAGATTCATATGATGTAAGAGCTTTACATGTTCCTTTAGCCCTTTATGTTAAGTCTAAAGAACAACCAAACCTTAAAGGTTTAGATCTTGCTAAATACTACATAGGTGCTGGTAAAGATGCTAATGTAAGAATAGCACAGCAAAAAGAAATACATCAGAATTTAAAACATATGAAAAACAAAGATTTTTATAATGCATATAATAATCTAACCAATGAACATTATACAAAACTTACAAAAGGTAAAAGATAATGCCTAGTTCACCAAATTATAAAAGAGATTACAAAGCTGAATATAAAGCATTTCATGCTAGCCCTAAAGCTAAAGCTGATAGAGCTGCTAGAAATAAAGCTTCTAGAATTAAAGGTGCTGGTCCTACTGATGTAGATCATAAAAAACCTTTACGTGCTGGAGGATCTAAAGCTTTAAGTAATACTCGTACACGTTCAGTGTCAGCTAATCGTAGTGACAATGGACATAAACCTGGTGAAAAACAAAAGAAAGCGTGTAGCTGTAAACATAAATGAAATTAACACCTGACCTAATACATGGGTTTGCAGGTTCGATTTTAGCAAAGAGGTATGATGGAACAACCCCTACTCCGCAATGCCACCTGGAGTGGTGGGATCTCTGTTGCAGCGATAACCCTTTAGTAGCAATTGCAGCACCCCGTGCCCACGGGAAGTCAACTGCAATAACTCATGCTTACTTACTCGCTGCCCTTTTATTTAGGGATAGAAAGTTTGTTTTAATTGTTTCTGATACTGAAAACCAGGCTATTAACTTCTTAGGTGATATAACTAATGAGTTAAAGAATAATGAAGATTTAATTAACTTATTTGGTATTAAGTCTTTTATTAAAGAATCTCAAACAGATATTATTGTTGAGTTTACAGATGGTGATCAGTTTAGAGTTTTAGTACGTGGTGCTGAACAAAGAGTACGGGGTCTTAAATGGGATCAACGTCGACCTGATTTAATTATATGTGATGACTTAGAAGGCGATGAACAAGTACAATCCAAAGACCGTAGAGAAAAGTTCCGTAGATGGTTCTACGCAGCTCTCTTACCTTGTCGCTCTCAGCACGGTATTGTTCGTATTGTTGGTACTATCCTTCATCTGGATTCCTTATTAAATAGGTTAATGCCTCCAGAGTGTGATGGAGATTACATACAACATGAACCATTAAAAACATATTCTACCCGTAAGAAAGTAGAGTGGAGATCTGTACGATACAGGGCTCACTCAGAAGATTATAATAGTATTCTTTGGGCTGATAGATACTCAGCAGACTTCTTTAAAGATAAAAAAGAAGATTATACTAAACAGGGTATTCCTGAAGTATATGCACAAGAGTTTTTAAATTATCCAATTGATGAGTCTACAGCTTATTTTAAACGTACTGACTTTATTGAGATACCTAAGTTTACACTAGATGCAATTAAACACAAAGAAAAGAAACTTACTTACTACGCTGCAGTTGACTTTGCTATATCAACAAGAGAACGTAGCGATTATACTGTCATTGCTATTGGCGGAATTGACTCTGATGGTATCATAAACATTATTGATCTTCGTAGAGGTCGTTGGGACTCTCTAGAGATTGTTGAAGAAATGTTTGCAGTACAAAAAAAATATGACCCTCAGTACTTTGTTACTGAAAAGGGAGCAATTGAAAAGGCTTTAGGTCCTATCTTAAGAAGAGAGCAGTTAGTAAGACAAGAGTTTATGAGTTTATTACCAATGACTCCTACTAAAGATAAACAAACTAGAGCTAGATCATTCCAAGCTAGATTTAAAGCTGGAGGTGTAAAGTTTGATAAAGGTGCTCCTTGGTACCCAGATCTAGAAGAAGAAATGGTTCGCTTTCCTAAAGCTAGACATGATGACCAAGTAGATGCTTTAAGTTGGTTAGGTCTTGTAGTAGACCAAGTACAAGATGCAGACTCTCCTGAAGAGGAAGAGGAATATGAATACTTAAATTCGTTATCTCAACAACAAGATGGTAGATCTGCCATAACAGGATACTAAATATGGAATTAGATGTAAAAATTAATTTAGAGAAACTTTTATCTTCACCTAATATTGCAGAGATGTTAGATGAACATGCTTTAAATACTATTGGTGAAAGAGTTTCTTCTGAGTTTGAGACAGATAAAATGTCTAGAGGTGTATGGGAAGAACGTGTAGAAGAAGCTATGAAGCTTGCCCTACAAGTAGCAGAAGCTAAATCATTCCCTTGGTCTGGTGCTTCTAATGTTAAGTTCCCTCTTATTACAATAGCAGCTTTACAATTTCATAGCAGAGCTTATCCTGCTTTAGTTCCTAGTGGTGAGTTAGTTAAGATTGATCACGATCTTACAACAGATGAAGATCCACAAATTCAAGCTGAGAATGCAGCAAGAAACAAACGTGTCCAAAGACACATGAGTTATCAACTGCTTAAACAAGATGAATGCTGGGAATCAGAAATGGACAAGGTACTTATTACAGTACCTATTGTTGGTTGTGCATTTAAAAAGACTTATTGGGATTTTAATGAAGACCATCCTAAGTCAGAAAACATTTTAGCTAAAGACTTTGTAGTTTCTTACTGGACTAAATCTTTAAAAGATTGTGACAGACAAACTCATGTTATTTATCTATCAACAAATGATGTATTATCAAGACAACGTAGAGGCCTTTGGTTAGATGTAAATCTAGGTAACCCAATGGCTCAACCAGAAGATAACTTATCTATTGCTCAAGATAAGCAACAAGGTACAGAAAACTTCTATACAGATACAGCTACTCCATATGAGTTCTTAGAACAACATCGTTGGGAAGATCTTGATGGTGATGGTTATAAAGAACCATACATTATTACAGTACACAGATCAAGTAAAAAAGTAGTTAGAATAGTAGCAAACTACTTTGAATCATCAATTAAACGTAATATCAAAGGCGAAGTAATTAACATTAAACCTGAGAGTTACTTCACTAAATATTCATTCATTCCTTCACCAGACGGTGGTTACTATGACATCGGTTTTGGTATTCTTTTAGGACCACTAAATGAGTCTATTAATACTATTATTAATCAGCTTATTGATACTGGTACGATGTCTAATACTGCTGGAGGATTCCTTTCAAGAGGAATTAAGGTTAGAGGTGGTAATTATAATTTTGCTCCTCTTGAGTGGAAGCATGTTGATTCTACTGGAGAAGACCTAGCAAAAGGTATTTATCCATTACCAGTTCGTGAACCTTCACAAGTTTTATTTACATTATTAACTACTTTAGTTAACTATGGTGAACGTATTGTAGGATCTACCGACATTATGGTAGGTGAGAATGTAGGTCAAAATACACCTGCAACTACAAGTCAAACTATGGTAGACCAAGGTATGAAAGTATTCTCTGGTATTTTTAAACGTATTTACAGAGCTTTAAATGAAGAAGTTCGTAAAGTTTATAGACTTAATCAGTTATACTTACCAGAAGCTTATAAGTTTGCAGGTAATGTAGTTTTAGCATCAGACTATAAAGATGCAGCTACAGACTTAAGACCTGCAGCAGATCCACAAGTTATTTCTGATACACAAAGATTAATGCAAGCAGAAGCATTAAAACAAACAGCATTAAGTGTACCAGGCTTTAATATTTACAATGTTATGAGACGTTACCTTGAAGCGATGAAGGTACCTAACATTGAAGAAATTCTACCTGATCCTCAAGGTCCTAATGCAATTCCAGATAAACCGGACGTTAAGGTTCAAGTTGAACAAATCAAGGCTCAAGAACGTAAACTTTCACTTGAAACTAAGTTTAGACTTGGTATCATGAAGTTACAAAATGAAGCTAAGGTTAATGAGGCTAAGATCATTAAGATGGAAGCAGAAGCTGCTAAAGCTTACGAGGAAGCTGGTGGTGTTAGTGCAGGACATGACATTGCTATGTTACAAACTAAGTTAGGAGCTGCTAAAGCTCATCAAGATGGAATTCTTAAGTCGCTAGATATGTTAATGAAAGCAACTGAGGGAGCAGTAGAGTATGATAATAACACAACAGGAATTCCTGGATTGGGTGGAGAACCCAGTGACCAAGGCACTCAAGAAAGCCTTGCACAGTGATAGGGAATATCTAAAAGAAATGATTGTTCGTGGAAACGTGGACAATGTAGAAGAAGTAAAAGGTAGATGTAACGCAGTTTTAAATATCCTTAATATTACATATGAGGATTTAGTAGAAGGGGCAAGAGAAGATGCAAAATACTAGTGGAATTCACCCTAAGGGTCATAGAGTTTTAATACTTCCTGATCCAGTGGAAGAAGTAACACAAAGTGGTATTATTTTGTCAGTAGGTCAAGAACGAGATAGAGAAAGACTAGCACAACTAAAAGGTACTATTGTCGAATTAGGCGGTAGTGCATGGTTAGACCAACCAGAGCCATGGGCTGCTGTAGGTGATCATGTAATCTTTGGTAAATACTCTGGTTTAATCTATCAGGGAACCGATGATAAAGAGTACCGTATCATTAATGATTTAGATGTTGTAGCAATAGTCGATTAGGAGAAAACATGTCAGAAGAAAAGCAACAAGAAGTACAACAAGAAGAAGTAGTTGAACAATCTGAACCTGCTGGTCTAGATCCTCAAACTGAAAAAGAAGCCCGTATATTTGGTTGGGTTCCTAAAGAAGAGTTTAGAGGTTCTGAAGAGGACTGGGTAGATGCAGATGTGTTTGTTAAACGTGGTAAGGAAATTAATCCTATTCTACGTAAGAACAATGAACTACTTATGAAGAAGTTGGATGAAAAAGCCAAAGAAATTGACAGCATTAAAGCATCCGTAGAAGAGTTTAAAAAGTTCCAAAAGGAATCATTTGAACGTAAGACAGCAGAGTATGAGATTCAGATTGCTGAGCTTAAATCTAGAAAACGTGAAGCAATTGCAGAAGGAAATGGTGATCTAGTAGTTGATATTGATGATCAAATAGATTCACTAAAAGAAGCACAGCGTGATGCAAAGGAAGCTGCTAAAGCTAAACCTGAACCTGAACAACCTGCTCAAGCTAGTATTCCTGAAGATCCAGAATTACAAAGTTGGTTAGGTAGAAATACCTGGTTTGGTCAAGATACAGAAATGACTGATGTAGCCAATGGACTAGGAGCTTCGGTAAGAAGGCAATTTCCTCACCTTACTGGTCGTGACTTTTTAGATAAACTTGACGATAAAGTCAAAGAGTATTTCCCACATAAATTTGCAGGAAATAAATCTAAAGGAAGTGCAGTCGATTCATCTGGTAGTGTTAGAGGATCAGGATCTACTCAAAAGAAATCCTATGATAATCTACCCGCAGATGCAAAAGAAGCATGTGATCGATTCATTAAAAATGGATGGATTAAATCTAAACAAGAATACGTTGACAGTTACGACTGGAGTTAAGGAGAATAATTATGGCTAAAGCATTAACAATTGAAGAGAAAAAAGAACAGGCACTTACAAGAACAACTAATGAACGTCCTACACGTGAGCGTGTTAGAAACGTATTCAATGGTACTCAAGCTAAGTTAACTGTAAATCATCAAATCCCTGGATATAAATTGCACATCTTTAATGATGAGCCAGGACGTATCCAGACCGCGATTGACGGTGGTTGGGAATTTGTACAACCCCATGAAGTAGGCGGTGTTAAAGATAGTGTTACGTCTGGTAATACAGACTTAGGAGATAAGGTTAGGTTCTTAGTAGGAACTAGTGAGAAAGGCGATGGTCTTTACGCTTACTTGTTAAAAATTAAACAAGAATGGTGGGAAGAAGATCAATCTGCTACGCAACAACGAAATGATAGAGTAGATGATGCTATTCGTGGTGGTGTAAATGTTAAAGACGGCACAAGTGCTGACGGATTCTATACTCCCCGTGAAGGTATTAAATACAATACTAAATAAACTTTAATTTCTAAAAGGAAATAAAATGGCTAACGCAAATACCCCTCGTGGGCTAAGTCCAGTAAAAACAATTACTGGCGCGGCTTGGAACGAACAGGGTAACCTATATGCTATTGCTAACGATGCTTCTAACACATACGCTATTGGTGATGTTGTTAAAGTTGCAGGCGGTAGTGATGCTACAGGTATCCCTTATGTAACAAAAGCTGCTACTACAGATACACCAGTTGGTGTTGTTGTAGGTGTACGTGTTGCTGATCCAACAGTTTCACTTGTTGGTACAACACTTGCATTAAATACAATCTACTTACCTTTAAGTTCAGGTACTCGCTATGTTTACGTAGTTGATGATCCAAACGTTATTTTTGAAGTACAAGGTGATGCTACGGGCGTAGCTGCAGCTGACGTATTCAAGAATGCTGGTTTAACTATTACAGCTAACCAAACAACGCTTGCGATGTCTTCACCACTATCTAACACAGTGTTGAACGCTTCTTCATTCCTTGCTATTGCATCTGCTGGATCATTAGCATTGCCATTACAAATCATTGGTTTAGTACAGGACGTAAATAATGCTCCTGGTGCTTATGCTAATGCATTGGTAAAATGGAACAAGCATCAATTCCTAAACCCAGTTGGCACAGCTTAATCTAAGGAGAATATAACATGGCTGGTATTATAACGACCGCTTCACATCCTAAGGCTCTTTGGCCAGGGATCAAAGCATGGTGGGGTCAAGTCTATGACGAACATCCTGAAGAATATTCAAAATTGTTCGATAGCGACACTTCACGTCAAAACTATGAAGAAGACGTACAACTTACAGGCTTCGGTTTAGCACCACAAAAATCTGAAGGTTCTGGAGTTATTTACGATTCTGAAGTTCAAGGCTTCACAACACGATACACACACGTTGCTTACGCACTTGGTTATATCGTTACTAAAGAAGAATTGGATGACAATCTTTATGAGCAAGTGTCACGCCGTAGAGCTGCTGCATTAGCAATGTCTTTCCGTCAAACGAAAGAAAACGTTGGTGCAAACATCTACAACCGTGCATTTAACTCAACATACAAGGGTGGTGACGGTGTAGAATTATGTTCTACAGCACATCCTAACACATCAGGTGGTACTTTTGCTAACAAACCAGCAGTTGATGCTGACTTGTCAGAAGCTTCACTAGAAGATGCGTTAACAGCTTTAATGGGCTTCCAAAATGACCGTGGTCTCTTGATCAATGTTATGCCAAGAAGTCTTATTGTAGCTCGTCAAAACTTTTGGAATGCGCATCGTATTATGAAGTCTGCGTATACTCCATCAACAGCAAACAATGCAGTGAACGTTTTAGTAGCGACAAATGCTTTACCAGAAGGTATTGTAATGAACCACTACTTAACATCACCAAATGCATGGTTTGTACGTACTAACATCCAAAACGGTCTTAAGTACTATAGCCGCGTTGGTATTCAATTTGATCAAGACAATGATTTTGATACAATGAATGCTAAGGCTAAAGGTTACGAAAGATATAGCTTTGGTTGGACAGATCCTAGAGCAATCTACGGTGTTAATGGTCCTTAATTAGGACTTAAATAAGAGGTGGAGGAGCTTAAAACGTTCCTCCTAATCTTTTTTTAGGAGTTTTTATGTCATATCCAATTCAAGAAAAAAAGGGCAAACGTCCTCCTGTTAAACCAGGAAAATATCCACAATAATTATTGTTCTCTGATGACGCTTAGAGATAAGCGTTGTTAAAAAACATAACAACGTCAAAGGAGATTTACATGGGTTCACCAACAAGATTTACAAGCGGTGTTGCAACCGTTGATCAACAATATCCATTAGGCAACTATCCGTTTCCTGATCCATTCCACACAAGTGGTTCTAGTATTGAAACTACTGGTTCTACTGCTTATATTAATGATTTTAACACATTAATTGGTACTGACTATACAGTATCAGGAGCCTCTTCAACATTTGCATTAACAAATGGTGTAGGTGGTTTAGCAGTGTTAACACCAGGAGGCACAACAACAGCAACAGCTGCATACAAACCAGCAACTTTTGTTCAATTCCAATCAGGTAAAAAACTATGGTACAATGTTCGTTTTAAAGCTTCAGCTGTATCAGGTACAAAAGCATTCTATGTAGGTTTAAGAAATGGTGCTTCAGCTACAGAAGGTCTTTGGTTTGCTAAAGCAGCTTCATCAACTTCATTAAACTTAGTATCAACTGTTAACTCAACAGCTACTACTTTAGCAACAGGTGTTGTTACTGCAGCTGCTGATACATGGATTGAATTATCTTTTTACTACGATGGTACTGATTTACTAGTATACTCAACACATGTATTATTTTCTAGAGTATCTGAGCCTACTATTGGTTCTACTGGTACAACATTAACTAATGCTGTATTAAGCCCAGTGTTCCAAATTACTCCAACAGCAACTGACACTTTAACTATTGACTACGTATTAGCAGCTCAAGAAGTTACAAGATAATAGGGGGCTACCATGGCTAATTCAGTTCAGATTCAAACGTTAGTTGATAGTGAACGTAATTTAGTTGTTAAATTAGTAGGTGTCTTAGACACAAGTAATGTAAGTTTAGCAACCTTAATTGACCCAGCACTTGTTGCTGCGGTTAATGCTACAGGTCTAAATGCACAACAACCTTCTAAAGTAGCAATTAAAAAAGTCACTTATGACGTAGAAGATGGCCTAGCTGTTAACCTTTATTGGGATGCCACAACAGATGTACCTATTTGGCGATTTGTCGGTAGGGGATTTGTAATGGGCGAACAAGTAGGTTTCTTACAAAACAATGCTGGTGCAGGTGTGACTGGTAAAGTTTTATATGATACAGACGGTTATGCATCAGGAACCATCTCATTCAGTTTATTAATTGAATGTATTAAACAATGGAGTTAATATGGAAGAAATCATAGGACTATTATTTTATGCTCGTACAGTTACACATATTGAGCATTTAAAAACTAAGAGTTATTCTAAACATGTAGCTCTTAATACATTCTATGATGAAATCATTGATTTAGCTGATAAACTTGCAGAAGCATATCAAGGGGATAGAGGTCTTTTAGGATCTATCCCTCAATATGCAAAGATTCCTGATTATGCAATTGATGTCTTTTTAGAAAAACAATTAGACACAATTGAAGAATTAAGAAAACAAGATAATTATAGATCAGCACTTCAAAACATTATTGATGAAGTTGTTGATTTATATTTAAGCACTCTTTATAAACTAAGGAATTTATCATGATGACTTCTGAGTCTAAAGTAAAACAAATGGAAATTGCTGCAATTATTACAAGAGCAGACGGTACCATTGAAAATCTTGGAACAATTCAATATTGGCACAAGAACCCACTTAAACGTATTTTATGGAGAATTAAAAAATGGCTACACTTTTAGTCAACACAGGTAAAGCTGTGGTAACAAACCGTGTAAAAAACGGTGCAACTGGTGCTACAGAACCTAACTATGTTGCTTGGGGTACAGGAGCAGGTACTGCTGCTTTAACAGATACAACGCTATTTACTGAAGTTGGTACTAGAGTTGCAGGTACTTCTACACAACAAACAACATCAACAACTAATGATACTTATCGAGTTGTAGGCACATTAACAGCAGGTAGCTCATTAACTATTACTAATGCTGGTTTATTTGATGCTTTAACATCTGGTAACTTATTTGTAAAAGGTGATTTTACTGGTCTTGCATTAGCTTCAGGCGACAGTATTCAATTTACATTTAATACACAATTTAGTTAATACTCAAAGTGTCTATACTAGTCTTAGTTATAAACTAATTGATTTAGTATAGGCACTTTTTTTATTGGAATAACATGCAAATTATTTTCTCAATAGATACAGAACATGGAACATACACAGACGCACTTAATTTGTCTGATGATATAACTTATTCTGATGTAGAAATTGAAGCCATGAAACAAGAACGTGTTAATAACTGGATTGCTATTATTACAACACCTTCAGAAGAAATCGTTGAAACTCCAACAGAGGAAGTTACAGAGTAATGGCTACTTACTATTGGGGTAATGGAGGAACATCTGGTACTGGAACTTGGACTAATGCAAGTGCCACTAACTGGTGGTTAAATGTAGGAAGAACAACTGCTGCTACAGTTGCTCCTACAGCTGCTGATGATGTTATTATTGACTCTAGTTCTGGTACAGGTACTATTACTTGTACAGCAGGTGTATGTAATAACTTAACTGTTACAGCTACTCAAGCTATTGTATTAGGTGCAGCATCTTCTACACTAACTGTATCTGGTAATTTATCATTTCCTAGCGGTGGTTTATTTGCAGCAGCTAATAGTACTTGGGCAATTACTTTTAATGCTACAACAACAGGTAAGACAATTACTACAAATGGAAAATCAGTAAGCAATATAACATTTGATGGAATTGGTGGTGGCTGGACATTACAAAGTGCTTTACTCTCTGTTAGTGCTCTTACCCTTACTAATGGAGCATTTAATGCTAATGGATTTGCAGTTACTTCTTTTGCGTTCGCTAGCAATAATACTAATACTAGAACCCTTACAATGGGTAATGGTCTTTGGACTTTATCTGGCACAGGAACTGTTTGGAATTTTAGTGCAATTACAGGACTTACCTTTAATAAAGGTACTTCTGACATACTTTTATCAAGTACTTCAACTACAGCAAGAACATTTACTGGTGGAACTTTAACTTATAATAAATTAACTATTGGTGGAACTACAGGAACATCAACAACTACAATAGGTGGTGTAAACACTTTTGGAGAATTAGCTTCTACAAAAACTGTAGCTCATACAATATCTTTTAGTAGTAATCAAACAATAACAACTTGGTCAGTAACAGGTACAGCAGGTAATGTAGTAACTGTAAACAACTCTACAGGTGGTAGTTCAAGGTCATTAACTATTACAAATAAAACGATAAATATAGATTATTTATCTTTAACTGATATTGCAAGTGCAAATATTGGACCAGTAACATTTTATGCTGGTGCTAATTCTACAAATAATACTAATAATACAGGTGTAGCATTTGTAGCAAGAACAACAGCAACACCAACAGTAGTTTATTTACTTACCTCACCTACAGGTTCTAATCAAACATTTACAGTTCCAACAGATTGGAATAACTCTAATAACTCTGTTGTAGCTATTGGTGGTGGTGGAGGTTCTGGTAAGGGTAGTGGTTCTGGAGGTAACACAGGTGCAGGTGGCGGTGGAGGTGGCGGATACTCTTCATCATCAAATCTTACATTAACTCCTAGTAGCAGTATAACTTATAGAGTTGGTGTGGCAGGTTTTGCAGCAACAGTAAACGGTGCAAATGGTGGTGACGGTGGATCATCATGGTTTAATGGAACAACTTTAGCAGGCTCTTCTGTAGGTGCAAATGGTGGTACGGGAGGACAAGGTTCTACAGCAGGTGCTGCAGGCGGAGCAGGCGGCTCTATTACAGGAGCAACAGGAACTACAAAAAATGCTGGAGGTTCTGGTGCTACAAGAGTATCTGGTCGTGGGGGATCTGGCGGTGGTTCGTCTGGAGATAGTTTAAGTAATGGCGGTAATGGTGGCACTAATGGTGCTAGTGCTGGTGGTGATACTGGTGGTGGCGGTGGCGGTGGAGTAGGAGGTAATGGTTTTAATGCTACTACATCAGCTGGTGGTAATGGTGGTCTTACTCTTACAGGAGCTGCAGGAGGCTTAGGTAGCACAACTGCTGGAGGAGGTAGTGGCTCTGTTGGTGCTAACGGAGGTGGAGGCGGTGGCGGATTTATTACTGGAGCAGGTGCTAGAGGTGGATTAGCTACAGACTGGTCTGGAGGAGGCGGAGGTGGTGCAGGTGGTATGGCTGCAAATGGAACTCCAGGATTAGGTGGTAGTGGTGGTGGATATGGTGGGGGTGCAGGTTCTGGTGGACAATCTGGTAATCTTTCAGCTAACGGTTCTTCTGGTGCACAAGGTGTAGTTGTTATTACATATGTTCCAGGAGGCACAACATATAATCAAACTGTAGCAGCTTCAAGTACAACTGTAAGTACTGACACTTTAAGATTAGGTATTATTAAAACTTTTCCTTCTACAAGTACTGCTACGGATACTTTACAAATAGGTTTAATTGAAAATAGTACATCTACAAGTACAGTTACTGATACTTTAAGCATAGGTTTAATTAAAAATATAACATCTACTGTTGCTGCTTTTTTAGCAACTTCTAAAGTTTATTTAAAAGTTCTTACCTCTTTAGTATCATCTGTAGTTTCTATGCTAAGAGGTCAAGTGTTATCTAAAGCAATAACAGCCTCTGTAACTAGTACTGTAAATATTGTTAAAGATATTAGTAAGTTTATTACTTCTACAGTGTCTAGTGTTATAGCTACACTTGCAACTATTAAATTTAAAATAGTTAGTTTAGTGGCTTCTGTTACCAGTACAAGCACTTTAATTAAACAAACTAGAAAAATAGTTAATGCTTTAAGTACATCAACAGTTACCTTAATAAGACAGATAGGTAAACTTGTAGTAGACCAGGTTACAAGTAGTGTTACTATAACCAGGGTAAGATCTTATGTTAGAACTTTAGTAGCTACAGCTGTAACAAGTACAGTTACTTTATTAAGAGCTCGTATATTTGCTAGAACTTTAACTGCAATATCTACAGTTACAGCAAATTTAATAAAAATAAGGACAAAAACCTTGACAATTGGGGTAAATTGTGGTATCATATTAAGTAAAGGTTTATTTAAAACATTAACTATCCTTTCTAGAGTATATGTAACACTCATCCCTAATTTCTTAAACTTTATCAATTTTGATCCTGAACGTTTAGTTTATATGCAGGCAAGGGTCAGAGAAATGATTGCAATTAAATTTAGAACCCTCTTTGCTAATAAGGATACTCAAATATGAGTAATAGTTTTTCATACAAAGTAACTACAGAAAGTGAACAGTTTACTTTTGATTTTAGTGCTGTCTTAGGATCGACTGAGACTATTGGTACAGCAGTATGTACAGTAGAAGTTAAGTCTGGTACAGATGCTAACCCTAGTAATATTCTTGTAGGAACTGCTTCTTGGAGTGGTCCTAGAGTAGCTCAAAGAATTGCTAATGGTGTAGATGGTGTAACATATAGACTTGAAATGACTATTACAACATCTGCTTCAAATACATATACTTTAATTGGTGACCTTCAAGTATTGTCACCTATCAACGTGTAACATGTCGTATAAACCACGGTATGATAAGGGTAATTGGATTGCAGACTGTGATGTCTGTGGTCGTAAGTATAAGGCATCTGCTCTTAGAAAACGTTGGGATGGTCTTATGTGTTGTGAAGACGATTGGGAAATTCGTCAACCACAAGACTTTGTAAGAGGTGTCTTAGATACACAGATAGCTCCTTGGTTAAGACCAGAACCATCAGATGCATTTATGCCTGTATGCTATAGTAATAGTGCTGTAGCAGGTGTAGCTCAAGCAACATGCTCTTTAACTGGAACGTTTTTTCTTCCTGAAACAGTTCCACCAAGTTCATTTAATACAACTAATACAATAGGAAAGCCAGCCCCATAATGCCAAGTACAACTTTTGTTAATAATCAAACCGTTATTTATGCTGATTGGCTAAATGACGTTAATAGTATTACCTATAATATTTTAGGTAATGGTACTACCATACCTGCTACTAAGACAGCAGCAATGACTAACTTAGGTGCATTAAATAAAGATAATAACTTATCTGATCTTTCTAGTGTTGTTTCTGCTAGAAGTAATTTAGGATTAGGTACAGCAGCTACTACTGCTGCTACATCTTATGCTCAGTCAGGTGCTTGTACTAATATTACATCTATTACAGGTTTATCAACACCTTTATCTACAGGTCAAGGTGGTACAGGTCTTTCTACATTTACAGCTAATAGAGCTTTTTATTCTAGTACTAGTTCAACCATTGTTAATGGTACTCTTCCTGTGGCTGCAGGAGGCACTGGAGTAAATACATTAACTTCTGGTAGTTTATTAGTTGGTAATGGTACAGGAGCAGTTACAGGAGTATCTCCATCAACTGCTGGTAATATATTAAAATCAACAGGTTCAGGTTGGCTTAGTTCTACTTTAGAAACTATTGTTTCAAAAGCTTATAACTGGAATGGTGTTTCTACTAATACTTTTTTAGATGTAACAATTCCTGCAGGAGCAACAACAATTGAAGTAATGTTTGTTTCAATATCTTTAAATGCAACTGATAATATATTAATTCAATTTTTAGATGGAGCTTCTCCAGTTAATGCAGGCTATGTTACAGCAAGTTCACAAATAACAACTGTAGTAGCATCAAGTAATTATACTACTGGTTTTGGAATAAGAGGAAACTCAATTACTTCTCAATATAGTGGAATAGTAACACTTAAAAGATTAAATTCAACTACATGGGTTGGTTCTGGAACATGGGCAGCAGACTCTGCTGTAACTGGAACTGTTGCTGGAGTTTCTTTATCAACACCTTCTTCACCTTCAGGAATTCGTTTAACAACTACAAGTTCTGGTGGTACTACTATTATTGATGCTGGTACTCTTTATGTAGCTTATTCACCAACATCATAATATGGATCCAATAACAATATTATCTGCTTTTGCTCCCGTAGTAATGGATTTAGGTAAATCCCTTATTAATAAATTTGTAGCACCTGATCAATTTAAACCAGCTACTATAGAACAGTATGCTCAGATGAAACAAATTGATCTTGAGTTCTTTAAAGTAATGAATGAAGCTGGATCAGGTAATCCTAGCTATCCTTGGGTAGAAGCTATAGTTAGATTAATGAGACCTCTAATAGGCCTTCTTGTGCTTTCTATGTGGGGTTATACCATAGTTAGTGGTAACCCTAGTGAGCAAGTTAATAACTTTGCTAGTGCTGTTGGTTTCTATTTATTTGGTGAACGCAGTCTATTTTATATTAAAAAGAAATGAAACTAAGTCCTAACTTTAGTTTAGAAGAACTTACTCAAAGTGAAACAGCTGTACGTCTAGGATTAGATAATACACCTTCTAAAGACGTAGAAGCAAACTTAGTTCGGTTAGCTCGTTTGTTAGAAGAAGTAAGACGTATTCTTGGTAGACCTGTAATGGTAAACTCTGCTTATCGTAGTCCAGAAGTTAATAAAGCTATAGGTAGTAAACCTACATCACAACACTGTATAGGTTGTGCAGCAGACATTAGAGTACCAGGATTAACACCTGATAGTGTTGTTAAAGAATTACTTAAAACAAACTTAGAATTTGATCAACTTATTAGAGAGTTTGACTCTTGGGTACATATATCTATACCTAATAAGTTTGCAGATAAACCTAGAAAGCAAGTATTAATTATAGATAAAGCTGGCACTCGTCCTTATTAATGCCATGAATCTTATTACTGTTGAGACGTGTAAAGCTGTATATAGAATGTTTACAGAGTTACCACCTTTTAACAAGTATGAATTACCAAGACCCTCTGAGATAGAATTTATAGTTGTAGATGATCCTGAGTTATATGGGTCATACTCACCTGAGCCGCACTGTATTACTATTAGTACAGCAAAGCAAAGTCATCTACAAACATTACAGCAAACTATAGCACATGAAATGGTACATCTTATTCTTTATCTACAAGGTAAAAGATATGAGCTCCATAACAAAAACTTCTATAAACTAACATATCAAGTCGCAGCTATATATGGCTGGGAACCCAAGGATTTATAATGACTGAACATGAACACTTAACAGATGCAACTAAACACGTACTTGATGGTGCATCAATTGCTACAGCAGTAGGAACTTTAATGCAAGTACTACCTGCAATAGCTGCTTTATTTACTATTATATGGACTGCTATTCGTATTTACGAAACTAAAACTATTCAAAAGTTAATAGGCAAAAACAAGGATTAATATGGCTACTTCAGGAACCACTACTTTTACCGTTACAAGAGATCAAATTATTGAGTCTGCTTTACGTAGTTTAGCAGTTCTTGAAGAAGGTGCTACACCAGCAGCTACGACTTTAGAAAACTCTTCTTTTGCTTTAAATCTTATTTTAAAGAAATGGCAATCAGAAGGTATTAAACTATGGACGGTTGTTGAGTATACACTACCATTAGTTGATGAACAAACATCTTATACAATAGGACCCTCTGGTTCTTATAATTTAAATGCTGATAAACCTTTAAGACTTATTCAAGCATTCTTAAGAAACTTATCTGTTAGTCCTAACATTGACATGCCTATGACTCTTATCTCAGAACAAGAGTATAATATTCTTGGTAGTAAAAAGTCTGAAGGTAATGTTAATACTGTGTTCTATAAACCATGGAGAGACTATGGTGAAGTTAAAGTTTTCTTAACTCCTAATACAAGTACAGCTACTAACTATGAATTACACATGACTGTACAAAGACCTATTCAAGATATTACAAGTGCAAATCAAAACTTTGATTTTCCATCAGAATGGTTCTTAGCTCTTAAATGGGCATTAGTTGCAGAGTTAGCATCTGATTATGAAAAGACTTTACAAGATAAAAATTACTATGAACAAAAAGCGTTAATGCTTAAAAATGAATTAATGGATTGGGATATTGAATGGAACTCAACATTCTTCCAACCAGACTTAAGATCAGGCTTTAATAGGAGCTTCCGTTAATGGCAATTGTTAATGTTCCTTTAACAACACCACTTAAATTCCGTACTAATAGTACTAGTAAGGATGCTAAGATGGTTAATTGTTTTAAAGAAACAATGGCTAATCAAAAGACGTTAGTTATTAAACGTCCAGGTAAAGCCTCATATCCTATTACACCTGCCCTTCCTGCAAATGGTAATGGTCTTTGGGTATACAATAATAATTTGTATGCAGGTGCTGGAGATAAACTATATAGAATTACTGGTGGAACTTCTGTAGAATTATTATCTGGTTTAAGTACTCTAAATCTAAGTTGGGCAAATACTTTAGATACATCAAGCCCACATCCTTACATGGTATTCCATGATCAAGTTAATGGTTATTGGATGGATGCTACAGGTAAGATTGCTAAAATTAAATCTCAAGTTGATTTAGTTGTAATTAGTAATGGTGGATCTGGTTATCCTTCTGGTGGTGGTACATTTACAGTAGGAACTGAATGGGTTGCTTCTTCTTATGCAGCAGTTGATACTCAAGTTATTTATGGAGTTAATTTATATACAGTAACAGTAGGTGGAACGTTTGGTACAACTCCTCCTACCCATACATCAGGAAGTGTTACAAATGGAACAACAACCTTAACATGGGCTGGTATTGTTGCTTCAGGAACATATAGTTCTACATCAGGTTCAATTACTAATACAACAATTACAGAGCCTGGTAGTGGCTATACAGGACCTGGTACAGTTAATTTTAGTAATGATTCTTTTGATGGTGTTGGTAGTATTGCTGGTACAGTTTTAACTGTTACAAGTGTTACATCTGGTTCTTTATATAATGGTATGGCAATTTCTGGTGGTACTATTGTAGGGTTTACTCAAATACTAGCACAAGCTACTGCAACAGGAACAATAGCTGCGTCTGCTACACGAGTTAGTGGTGGAGCAAAAAGTGAATTTAGTATGACTCTTTCGTCATTAACTAATGTTGCTGTAAATCAATTAATGACAGGTACAGGTGTTCCAAGTGGTACAATTGTTTTAACAGTTAATAGTGCTACTAAAACTATTACATTTAATAATGCTTTAACATTAGCTGCCACAGGTACATATAATTTTTATAATCAAGGTGGCACTGGAACATACGTAGTTAATATTTCACAAACAGTTGTTAGTACTCCTTTTACAGGAGCTCCTTCTATAGCAGCTGTTGCAAGTGCTTCTTTAAACGCATTTCCAACTAATCCTAAACCTGGTTTAGTTTATCTTGATGGTTATGTATTTGTAATGGATTCTCAAGGAACTATTTGGCAATCAAACAATGAAGATCCTACATCTTGGGGATCTTTAAATTATACATCAGCTGTATCAGAAGCAGATAAAGGTATGGCTTTAGCAAGACACTTAAATTACATTATTGCATTTAAACAATGGACTGCTGATTTCTTTTATGATAATGGTAATCCTACAGGTTCTGTATTAGCTATTAATCAAACAGCTCACTTAGAAATAGGATGTGCCGATGGTAACTCTATTCAAAACCCTGAACAAACATTAATATGGATGGCTAATGTTGTTGAAGGTGGTAGATCAGTAATGATGCTTGAAGGGTTACAACCTAAAAAAATATCAACTAAAGCTATTGAAACGTTTTTAAATGCAAGTGATTTATCTGGTACATTTTCTTGGTTATATAAAATAGCAGGACATACATTTTATGGTCTTGTATTAACAGATCAAAATGTAACTCTTGTATATGATTTACAAGAAGATGATTGGCATATATGGACTACAAGTAAAGATTACATTGGTGGTGGTGAAAATTACTTTGAATGTTCTTTTGTTGTACAGTATCCTTTCAATACTGGTGACTTTTATGTACTAGATAACATTAATGGTTTAGTATTTACACTAAGCCCTAATAACTACGTAGATCCTTTTGGACCTATTAAAATGCGGGTAGTTACAGATCGTATGGATTTTGATACTTATGCATTTAAAACAGGATATGGATTAACAATCTTTGGTGATAATATTAAAGATGTTATGCAAGTAAGACATACAGAAGATGACTATGCTACGTGGTCTCCTTACCGTAATATAGATTTAAATTTACAAAAACCTTGTTTATATCAATTAGGTAGGTTTAGACGAAGAGCTTACGAGTTTTTATATTCAGGTAATTTTCCTTTAAGATTAGAAAAAGTAGAGTTTAACCTTAATGGTAGATTAGATCCTATGGCAGAGTAATGAATATACTTTTAATAAATAAAGATGACTATACAAAAGTCTTTCCTAAAATAGAATCTTTTTTAGAGTTAGCTGCAAATTATACTTATGGTAGATTTAGTGCTAATGATATTAAAACAGATCTATTAACTAAACAACAACAACTTTGGATAGCATATGACAGTAATGAAGTATATGGATTTGTTGTTACTGAAGTTATTAGCTATCCTAGATTAAAAGTTTTAATTATGCATTTTACTGCAGGTAAAAAACTACTTAAATGGAAAGATTTAATGTTAAGTGATTTACAAGACTTTGCTAAGTCTAATGGTTGTAAGACTATTGAATCTTACGGAAGACCTGGATGGGCAAAGATATTTAAGAATGATGGTTACAAACAACAATTTATATTTTACGAATTACCCGTGGAGAACTAAAAATGTATAAAATGATTAACTTATTTAATTGGGTTACTACTTTAGTAGAAGCTTTTACTTTTTATGGTGGAGGTAAAGGTGGCTCATCTGGAAGTAGCTCTTCATCGGCACAAGACTTTTTTGGTAGAGGTGTTAGAAAACCCTATGCTGATATGTTATTAGAATTAATTACAGGATCGGGTGATGGTTTATTTGGTGGTAACGTTGTTAATATACCTGGAATAGGTAGAAATAAAGCTCAAAAAGTTACTGTAGGACAAATGGGAATTAGTGACTTTATACAATCTATGCCTGGTTATCAGTTTGGATTAGATCAAGGAACAGAAGCTTTACAAAGAAAGTTTAAAGCAACTGGTGTAGGACCATCAGGTTATGAGAATTTAGCATTACAAAACTATGGTCAACAGTATGCTGGTAATTACTATAATAATTTAATAAGTAATTTAATGGGTGCATCTGGAGCTACTGGATTAGGTTTAGGTCAAAGTTCTCAATCTAGCCAACAAGGTGAAAGTCCATTATGGGGTGTTGCAGGTACTGTTGCTGCTGCACTACCTTGGAGTACATGGTTTTCTGATAAAAATCTTAAAACTAATATTAAACATATTGATACAATTAAAGGTATTAAGATTTATAGCTTTAATTATATCTGGTCTTATGTTAAATCAATTGGTGTTATGGCTCAAGACTTACTTAAGATGCCTCAATATAAAAACGCAGTACACATGACAAACATAGGGTATATGGTTGATTACTCTAAATTACCTATTTAATTAAAGGATATTACTATGGGATGGGCAGAAGGATTTGCAGTAGGATTAAAACTTAGAGAGAAAATGGATGCTGAGGAAAAGCAACGTTTAGCTACTGAGATTTATAATAAAACTTATAACATTCAACCAGGGGAAACTGAGTCTGAGGCTAAAAATAAAACATTAGTTCCACCAGCTCCTTATCCTAAAGACTATGTAAAAGGTACTGGTTTTGATGGTCAAGAGACTATGATGCCTCGTGGTGCAATGTCTATGACTGATAGTGGAGTTACTACAAACCCACTTAAACAAGTAGAAAATCAAGTAGACTCTGTGTTTAATAAAGCAGATTCAGTAATGGGTGGAAATATTCCTGTAGGTTTTGCTACTGACTATACAACAGATGTTAATAAGACATCTCCTTTTGGTACATATGAACAGACAGGTGCTCAAAGCCCTGCTGATATGCCTTTTGGTTTTAATGCTATTCCTAAAGATTATCAACCTATGGAAGGTAGTGTAACTACAAGTCCAGCAGAAGAAACACCTCAAGCTACTATTACAGAGGTACCTAAGTTTTCAACACTTCCTCCAGAAGTTAAAGATAAACTTGCTAATGCTAGAACAGAAGATGAATACAATAGTATTTTAACAAACTATCAATCTAACTCTGCTCCTAAAGAAACAAGTCTTTATCAAAAGACTGTAGAAGAAGTATCTTCTGCTCAAAATAAATTAAATGAACATCAAAACAATTTAACTAAAATTAAATCTGTTGTTGGTCAAATGCGTAGTAAAGGTTTGTGGAAAGAAGCTGCTGACTATGAATCTAAAGCTCTTGATGCTGAAAAAGCTGTATATGAATCTACAGATGCTTATTATAAAACAACATCTAAAGCTTTAGACATTAGAGCAGGGTTAGCTAATGCTTATTTAAAAGCAGTTGAGAATGGTGCTAATCCTGATTGGGCTTGGAATCAATCTATTCTTAGAGCTAATCAATTAGGTATTCCTGATATGGATCAGTATGCTAATCTTCAAGGAGACAAACGAACTCAATTTGCTACAATGATTCGTGATGAAGCTTTGTCAACTAAAGATAGATTAAAGTCTGATCTTGATACTATGAGAGAAGTAGGTAAAGAAGAACGTTTTAAACGTAACCTTACTTTTAAACAAGATACTAATCTTATGAAAGACAGATGGAAAACAGTTGATCAAAACCTTACAGCTCGTAATTTAGATATTAAAGAAGCTACTGCTGAGTTTAATATGTCAAATAAAATGGTTGGTAATTTACAAAAAGAACTTAAAGCTAAACAAGCTCGTATTGATAAGCTTAGAACTGGTGACTATATTACTGATGAGTTTGGTATGGCTTTACAAGGTCCTGAAAGACAACGTGAAGCTGCTATTTTAAACCAAGAAATAGGTGACATTCAAGAACGTTTAGATGCAGCTTTAGCTCACACAGAGTCTTATAAGAAGGTATTACCTAAAGATGAAATTAAGAAAATAGAAAATGAAAACAAAATTGAAACATCATATTCTAGTCTTTCTCAACAAAATGTAGATCAAGTTACTGCCGCACTTAATAAGAACCCTACTCAAGTAACAGCAATTACAAAAGCATTTGAAGAACAGCATCCTGGACTATCTATTACAATTGATAAGACTAATAACACTGTTAAAGTAATTACTAAAAAGGCTAAATAAATGGCTGAATCAAGCCCATACTTAAAGTATGTAACGGTCAACGATATACCAGCAGAGCAAGCTGAAGCTAATATTAAAAACTATTTAGATGGTTTAGGTAATGCTGAAGGTGCTAACTATGATACTATTGTTGGTGGTAAAAAGTTTACTGATTACTCTAAACATCCTGGTGTAGTAGGTATTACTACAAAAGAAGGCCCTTCTACGGCTGCAGGAAAGTATCAGATAACTAAAACTACTTATGATTATTATGCTCCTAAATTAGGAATTAAAGATTTTAGTCCTGAATCTCAAGATAAGATTGCTCGTGCTATTCTTAAAGATAAGAACGCTGAGAATGATATTATTAAAGGAGACTTTGATGCTGCCCACTCAAAGCTCGGATCTACATGGGCAAGTCTACCAACAAGCAAATACTCACAACCAAAGAAAACTAATGAGTGGGTTGAGGAAAATATAAAACCTGTTAAATCTGGAAGCTACACTGCAGATCAAATAGATAATATAGACAAACCTCAACAGGTGTTAGATCGGCATGATTCTAGTAACGTGTCTGATGATAATCCCTATCTTAAATACGTTAATCAAAAACAAGAAGAAGATAATCCATATCTTAAATATGTTACTAAAGAAGATATAAGTCCTTCTAAATCATTTGGTAAAGCTTTTGTAGGTGGTATTACTGAGAAGATTGCTGCTTCTCCAGGCATGGCTGCGGGTGCTAAACTTGGGTTTGAAGCTGGATTAAAAACAGGTAGGTTTGCTCCTATAGCAGCTCCTGTATTAGGTCTTGCAGGTGGTATTGGTGGTTATGTTGGTGGTTTAAAAGCTGTAGAAAATGTATATGAAAAGTATGTACCAGAGGCTCTTAAAGAAGCTACAGGTTTTGATAAAGCAACACGTCAAGCTGAGATTGAAGCTAATCCTGAAGCATCATTTGCAGGTGAGTTAGGAAGTAATATTGTTTTATTTAGACCTGGTACATTACAACCTATTACTCTTCCTGGTGGTAAAGTTATATCACCATTAGCTCAACGCGTAGTATTAGGCAATGTAGCTGGTGGTATTGAAGTTGGCTCACAAATGTTGTCAGATGAAGAGTTATCTCCTCAAGCTAGAGCACAACGTGTAGGTGAGTCATTACTTTTTGGTGCTGTAGCTGCTAAACCTACATCAGTTACTACCTATGCTGATAAATTAGCAGGTAACATTATTAAAAAGATTCCTGGTACTTCTGAGTATGTACCTTCAACAAGGACTACACAACCTCCTAGACCTAATATTAATGTTCCTCCTAGAGAACCTGCACCTCAACAAGGTGATATGTTCCAGACAGAATTAAATCAAGCTAATGATTTAGCTCGTAGAGGTCAAATCTTTGAAGCTACAGAAGCAAGAAGATCTCCTACAGATGCTGTTATTAAAACTGAAGGTGAACTTGATCTTGTTAAAATGGATGCTAAACAATCTCGTTCTAAACTAGAAGAAAGCATACCTGATGTACGCAATCGTGAACAAATTACAATGTCTATTGAAGGACAAAAACGTCAAGATCAACTTTTAACTGACCTTCAAAAAGCTGAACAACTTCGTATTTTACAACAAAGTATTATTAAAAAACAAGACCTTGCTAGAGAGATTGCTAATCGTATAGAAGCAGGCCGGTCTTTAGATGATTTAAATAGAGGTAATACTAGATTAAGTAATGCTTATAATAATCTTAAGTCTAAAGAAGGTTTTCCAAGAAATGGTACACCAGACGAACAGTTATCTTTTTTACATGCTGATATAGAAAATACTAGATTTGGTTATCAAAAGTTAACAGAACGTCCTTCTGATGAAGCTTCTTTTGGTGTAAGAGATTATGTTGTAGATGAGTTTAGACGTATGGGTGAACAGGCTAGACGTGAAGGTTTATTACCTAATATGCGTCGTGACTATGTAACTCACGCTTTAAATTATACTGACTCTGTATTAAATAGAGAACAACAAAGATCACTATCTGATTTTTTATATAGAAATACTAATCAATCTAGATTTGAAAGAGACTTTACACAAGCTCGTCAATTTAGATATATTAGAGACTTAGAAAAAGCTTTAAGAGAAGCAGGTGATGCTCTTGGTTTAGATACTCGTGGTATTAAAGTAGAACGTGACATAGCTAAGATTATGGAAATCTATAAAAACTCTATGGGTAAAGCTATTGTAGAGAAACGTATGGTTAACTATCTAGAAAAAACTAAGATGGATGGTTCTCCATATACTGGTGTTGATACTGAATTACCAATCTTAACTAGAGATATACAACTAGGTTATAGAAATAACTATGTTAAGTTTACTGGTCAAGATTCTGAAGTACTAGAAGGTATGTTAGTACACCCAGACTTTAAAGATGTTTTAGGTTATGCATTTAGACAAGAAGATCCTGACTTGATGCTTGAAGCTCTTAAGTCTGTGTCAATGTTATCTAAATTCTTAAACACTGTAGGTTCTTTATTCCATGCTACATCATTAGGTGTTGCAAGTACAACAGCGGCTCCTGGTGTAATGATTAAAGAAATATTTACAGGTGGTGCAGGTATTAAGGCAGCATTAAGAAATCTTGAACATAATGGTGTAGGAGCTCAAGGTGAACTACTTATTAGAAATGGTTTAAAAGTAGCGACAGAAGACGTTCAAAGAACAGTTATAGGTGATGCTGCTGGTACAATAGATAATATTGTTAATAAGTATTTTACTCAAGATGCTACTAAAAAGTTTGCTAGACGTGTAAGTGATCCATTAGAACAACACTTTATTAATCACATGAATAGATTTACATGGGATTACATGCATGCTGGTGGTAAGTTACATCTAGCTCAACACTTCTTTACACAGATTAAAGCTAAACATCCTGAGTTACCTGATGATAAAATAGCAGCTGAAGTATCTAGTTTTGTTAATAATACACTAGGTGGCTTAAACTGGTTAAAAGTAGTTAGTGAAGTAGAGAACAAATTCTTAAAAGGTTTTGCTCAAAAACTAATGAAAAAAGAAAATAGAGACTGGGCACAAATTGTATTGTTTGCTCCTGACTGGACTGTATCTACACTTAGATCATTTACAAAAGCATTACCTAAAGAGTTAATGAAACCTCAAAACTGGGAATTACGAAAAGGTGTTAAAGGTATCATTGATCCTACAAATAGTAACGACTTAGCTCGTAGATATGTATTAACTACAGGTTTGTTATGGCTAACAATACTAAATGGATTTAACTATGCATTTACAGGTAGACCTATTTGGACTAACAAAGATCCTACTCGTGTAGACTTAGGTGATGGTACAGCTATTCAGATGGCTAAACACTCTATGGAAGCAGCTCATTGGTTACTAGATCCTGAGAAGACTTTAGGTAACAAATTAGGATTTATACCTAAAGCTATCTTTACAATGACAACAGGTAAACAATACCCAAGTCCTAAAGCTCCTATGGTTCAAGATATGGAACTACCATTTGGAGTTACTGTACCTGGTCAATCAACGGCAGGCAGAGCTTTACATTCATTAAAAGCTGCTTTACCATTCCAAGTAAGTGCTGCTTCTAGTGCTCCTCCAGGAGAAGGATTTAAACGAGCAGCCTTTAGCTTTATAGGTATGCCAATTTATGGTCAAACAAATAGAGCTAATACAACTCCTGAAGTTCTTGGTAAACGTAAATTAAAACGTAAAGAAACTAGAATTAAAAACAGAATGAAAAAACTGGAAGAGAATCAATAATGGCATTACCTTTACCTCCAATACCCAACGTACCTGTAGGTAACTCTCATGAGTGGAGAGACTGGTTCTTTAGACTATACCAAAACGTAGGCGGTGAAAATGCAGGTAACGTTTGGAACAATATTGATTTTACTGGTTCAAACATAACTAGTATTAAGATTAGAGAACACAATACTTTACAAGGTTTACAAGGTGGTAACGATTCTGGTACTGAGTATTACCACTTAAGTTCTAATGAGTATAATGGATTATCTAATTATACTAATTTTATTTCTACAATAACAGTAACAAGCAGTCCTTTTACCTATCAAAATGCAACAGGCTATAATGCTAGTGTTATTGTTACAGGGGGTACTGTGTCTTTAGTTGAATTTTCTAGAGATGGTGTTACTTTTTATACAATAGGTACTACAACAAATACTATGGTGTTTTTAAGCCCTATGGACTTTGTTAAAGTAACATATAGTAGTGTTCCTACTATGGTGGTAGTACCTAGATAAATTAATGATTTTACTGATGTATTTTATTTAGATTTATAGTATAATATATGTACAGTATAAATTTGTATACTGCATTTATAGGAGAATACTATGTGGACAAAACCAGCAGCTACTGAAATGCGTTTCGGTTTCGAAGTTACAATGTATGTAATGAATAAGTAAGTTTGTTAAACTACCTTCAAAGGATGTAGTAAGTTGGAATTTTTGTAGTTTTCCTACCAACATGTAATTAACTACCAAATTTGAAATTTGCTTATATAAAAAAAGGGGCTTTAGGGCCCCTTTATTATTTAACCTTTAAGAAAGTTAAGAACATCATCAAACTCTTTAAAGATTAAGATTTGATTATCTTGTTGTTTAGTCAAGATATCTAATTTTGTTGCATTAACAATAAAACCATTTGCTACTTTATTAATTTGTACACCATCGTACGTCATACTATCTCCTTTAAATATTAAATACTATTCTAACTAAAAACAAGTCTATAACAATAAACAAGTCTTGACTATCTGGATCTGCATCTTTACCATCTACAAGTTCTATACCAAAGGTACATCCATTAATTAAGTGATAAGAGAAATGCATTATTGTACTCCTACAACTTCACAAACACCGGCTGTACAGCTTAGTTCCTGAGTGCCTGTGGTTGTATCTTCTTGCTCTTTTAAGTTACCCCAATCAATGTTAGGGAAACTTGCTACAAAGGTATCATACTCTTCCTTTGTAATCTCTTGATAAGGTGCTTGTTTATAAACGTGATCGGAATGAGGCAGAAGGCTCACACCTGATACATCACTGAAGTTGTTATAAATCCAATCACCTATTGTCAAGAATTCATTATCTTTATAGTAAACTGTAATAGAAGGATTATGTTCTGTCCAGTTCTTTTGATATACACTATAAAGTTTTAATTGTTCTATTGCATTTGTTTCATTACGAGTAACACCTGATTCAGTTCCTTTTTGAGGAAAACTAAATATAGTAATGTCACTAGGTTTTGTTACATCAGGTTCATTCGGGACGCCTGCTTCTTTAAAGAATGCTGTGAGCGGGTCTTTATTGTCCATGCGTACAGTTCGTATATAATACTGGCTATAAGCAGGATGAATCCCACTTGAGCAACCCACCAACTGGGACACAGTACCAGAAGGCTTAACTGTTGTAATAGCAGCAGATTGAGGAATACCCAACTTGTCGGCCCACTCTTTATTAACTTCAATAGCATATTCACGTAACTCCTTTAACCAATTAACACATTCATCTGTAGGTTTACTTAATACAGGATGATCCATAATACCTGTCATACTAACACCAAGTAAACGTTCTTCTTCTTGGTTCTTACGCCAGTCACTTCTTAAGTATCTAAAGTTTGTAAGGGTGGATTGGAATGTCCCGATAATTGTTGCGATCCTGACTTTTTCTTTAAGACTAGCAAGGGTATCATTCTCTCTGATGACAACTTCACTGAGATTGCAAAGTCCTTTAGATCGCAGGATAATTTCTCCGCAAGGGTTTGTACCATACTCAAAGCCTTCAACATCTCTTCTTCCGTTAGCGCTGGCTTTCTTTGTAGCTGCAACTCTATTAAATATACCTCTTTCCCCACTTTTTGACTCATACAATGTTGTCCATTCTTTTAAGAAAATACCTACATCAGGTTTTTCAGTATAGGCGACTGAGTTGTTGGCAAGTGCACGTTGCACATCAGATTCCCACCATGCTCCGTTCTTTGCGTTTCGCATTCTATCGTCGGTGAGGTTTGACAAGCTGATAAGAGCAGACCTACGAACACCGCCAACAATAACAATATCAGCAACTTTACATACGATATCATGGCATTCTAAGCTGTTAAGCTTCCTTCCTGCTGCTTTCTTAAACGTGTGTACCGTAAATGCGAACAAGTCCTCGAGAGGCTTAGGGCCGCTTGCTCTGCCACCGAAAGTCTTGAGTCTAGTACCTGCAGGTCTGACTCCTGAAGTGTCCCATTTTGGTATCCTTCCTGAATAGAGTAAGCTAATGAGTTCACGGTATGAACTAGCCCAGCCAATTCTGCTGTCTTTAACTCTAATTGTTGTATCAGTGTCATGAAATTCCTCCGCAATTGTAGGTAGGTTATTAGTAAACTGACGTTCTACACTAAAGCCTACACCAGTACCACACATTAAAACATACATAATTTCATCAAATGCTTTAGGAGAATCAATAGCAATAAAACTACAATTATAACCTGCTATTTCATCTCTTTCTAAAGCTGGACCTGCTGCCATTAAACAACGCATGCTAGGCATAACGCTAAGGTTTTCTATAGCTTTATTTACATCTTCTGTAGGAAAGACGTTAGGAAATCTATTATTAAAAAATCCAGTATATCTGTCTACAGTTTCTTTCCATGTCTCTCTACGACTTTCATCAGGTAGCCATCTTGCATAACGGCTTGCATGAATGAAACGTTGATAGTCTGTTAATTGCATTAGTCTCTATCTCCATTCATTGATAATTCTTTGTTAAAGTAATCATAACGTTCTTCTATACGTTCAAAGAAAGCATCAACTAAATCATAAGAGTTAATATTTAAAACTTCAAGAAGAGTAATTTCATCGTACTCATCGGCTAATCTTTCTTTAATTTCTTGTAACGTAAGTGTCATGTTATGTTTTTAATTCTTTTAATAATTCTACGTAATGGATAACTTTATTTAAGTCTTCCACTCCACCTTTGTCTTGCCATCTACAAATATATTTAATGATATTGCCTTCAATAAAAGGAATATTATTTTTAGTAATAAATTCAATTGGTTGGATTTGAAACTTCTTGTAATGTCCACCAGCTACCTGTTTATTTAATGCACTCATACTATTATTATACCATCCTTTTTTTAGATTTGCAAGACTTTTTATTACCATAATGATGAT